ATATTTGAGTCCATAGTAGCCTTATTATGTTTAAGTTTATCACAAGGAAAATGACCCCCTCGATATTGGCAGCTGCAGCCAATTATCGTAGTGTAAGAGTAGTGTTCTTGGCAATTTTGTTGTTGGTGGCCAGGCAGGTGGTGAAAGTGTTACAGAGCGTAGCGCAGACACGACGTGCTATAGGATACGAAAACATGTTTGCAGCAATGGGTGGTGGTGATGTAGGTCCCACTACTCCCGACCGCGTCGGTGAAACAGCGGAGCTAGAGCCTTCACATGTCGAAGTTGAGAGAACATTCGACATGATCAACCCCGGTACCGATGACATTTTAGTGTCACGGCGCCGACTTGGACCATCAAGTAGGTTGATGCTAGCACGAATACGCATTAGATTCGGAACGCCAACTCATTCTGTAGCGAATGAGGAAATGGTGCGACGTTTCATATACCAAAATGCTGATGTATTCAGAGGGATTAGGGATATCCACCTTCCAAAGTGGATATCTACAATTGTTGTGCTAAGTTTTATACCTCTAGACCATGAGTATGAAATGAGGCGAGTAATCACTGGCAATGTGTCGTATGTCGAGCAGTTTCTCAATTTTGTTTTACTAAGAGAAACAGCAAATGGACGTATTACATCATTTGCCAATATGATGCAACAATAGGCAAGCCTGGTCAAAGTGGATGGAACAGATTATGAATTTGATTATGATCATAAAATGTTACATACACCCGACTTGGTCGTCCGCTGGAGACCAGGCAAGCCAAGGAAGCGTTACTTACGGGTAGTGGAAGGCATTAACCACGGCAATACCATAGTAGCGTTCAATCCAAATTGCAATAATATGCTTGCAGCAGTTTTAGAGAGACAGAAATATGTCAAAGGACCAGATGGAGCTTTCGTTTTCACACCTAAGCCGAATCAAGCTTTGTTTTTCGATCGCATGCGTCAATTTTCCACACAAGTGAAAATTAATCTTGGAAAAGTAGCAAGAATCTCCAGGGAGCAATTCCTGTCCGAGACTCCTCCTGACAAGTACAAGATCTACGCTCGCGCGATTGAAAGCCTACTAGTTGAACCCTTAACTAGTAAGGATGCACACATCAAAGCCTTCCCGAAGTATGAAAAACTCATACCCACACGACGGAAGAAGCTGGTCCCTCGCTGCATCTCACCTAGATCGCCCCGTTTCAATGTAGAGATTGGTTGTTTCATACGACCAATGGAGAAACGTATATACAGGGCAATATCGAAGGTGTTTGGGGGAAAAACCTTATCTCGAGTTAAGGTCGTTTCAAAGGGTGACAATGCGTCTATGATGGGTAGAACATTGTTTGCCAAGTGGAGTAGGTTTGTTAAACCAGTGGCAGTAGGTTTGGATGCGAGCCGTTTCGATCAACATGTTAGTGTTGTTGCGTTGAAATGGTGTCACCATATATACCTAAATGCTACGCCAATCGAGCGCAAAGAGTTCGCGCGCATGTTGCGCATGACACTTAAAAATAAGTGCTCATACTCTAGTGCTGATGGATACATAAGATGGATATCAGAAGGAGGTAGAATGTCGGGAGACATGGATACTTCTCTTGGAAATTGTCTAATTATGTGTGGATTGGTTTTCAGTTATCTAATGCATAAGGGCATTGATGCTGAACTCTATAACAATGGTGATGATTGTCAGGTTATAATGGAGCAAGCAGTACTTGCACATTTTCTTGATGGTTTAGAACATTGGTTTTTAGAGATGGGGTTTAACATGAAGGTGGAGCAACCAGTTTACGAGATGGAAAAGATCGAATTTTGCCAAACGAGGCCAATTAATTGTGACGGTGATTGGCTTTGTGTACGAAATTTTCCAACTTGTCTAGACAAAGACGTTGTTTCAGTGCTTCCTATTGTAAACGAACTTGGATTGCGTAATTACTATGCATCCATCGGGAAAGGTGGCCTGGCATTAGCAGGTGGTGTTCCAATTTTGTCCCAGTTCTACAACCGCTTAGTTGAGTGGAGTTGTGGGGCTGAAGGATGGGGCAACCACCCTTCGCTAAAATCAGGGATGATACATATGTCAACAGGTATGAAACGGGTCCATAGTGAACCGTCTGATGGCACAAGGGTATCATTTTATAAAGCATTTGGCGTCACTCCAGATGAACAGAAGTGTTGGGAGAACTATTACCGAGTTTTACCAGCACCCAAGTTAGGATCGTGGGTCCCGGAATTTCCCACTATGCAAGAACGCATGTACTTGTGATCCTCTTAGCAGCTCCCCAAGGGCTTTTCCAAACAGTACAAATATAATAACCGCATTTAAATCTTAAACAGATCAATAAAATTTTAATAACAGCTATCTTAATAATAATAATATCATGCCTAAATCTATTGGACCTTTAACCAAAAAGGGAACGAAAAAGCGAGAAAAGAAAGAAAGAAAACAAAACAAGCAACGTGCTATGCCACGTGGAGTTCCACGTGCTATAGTTGAAGCAGTTTGTTCAAATTATGATCCTTTTTGTGCCTCAGCAATGGGGGCAAAAATCCATGATAGCAACACTGCACCTTCGTTGTCATACTTTTCTAGATCACTTTTTCCAGTTACGACAAACGCCCAAGGCAATGCT